AGTTACAACCTCAGATTAAAGATGACAAACAATAACGCTGATTTAGCGACCATAGTAAGTGTATCAGGTGCAGCATTGTCCGTAGCTAACATACAACCAATAGTAACTTTGATTGCTTCGGTGGTCGCTATAATAAGTGGTATTTTTGCCATTCGTTATTATTACAGGGCAACTAAAAACCTAAAGAAATGAAAAAAATCATAATAGCCATAGCCATAACAGCTACAATCGGTGCTATTTATTTTACTCAGGACAAACCAAAACCTGAGAAAGCATTAGTATTAGTTAAAGGCAAGTTTGCTTTTTGCGGTGCATCTGGTGCTGAATTAACAGGCAGGACAATCGAAGTGCAAGGCAAGAAGTTCTTAGAGGGTAAGTCAATCTGCCCTGTAATGGATGGCGTTTCATTGGCTAACATTATGTTAGTTGGTAATCCATCAATTACGCCAGATAGCACGGATAAGACACTTTGGTCTTATTTCTGGTATTTTGATTCAGTTCCTCAAGCTCCAACATGGGATGTACTGCCGACAGTTAATCGCTCATTTGTGATAACTAAAACACAAGGTATGTCAAATATGTTCTGTATGCCTTGTAAGGTCTTAAAAGATAAAGTTAATGGAGTTACATTAGCTGAGTGTTTAGGTCCGATAAACGAAGCCGCAGTACCTTTACGTAGGGCGTTAAGAGTAGTAGACGGTGAAACATCAATAACACAAGCACCAGATGGTGCATCATATCCGGTAGGTACAATCATACCGGTAAATCAATTATGAAAATAGGAATCGCACATTATTACAAGCCAACTCCAGTTAAAATTAGAAAATTAGCTGATGGATTAACTGCCGTATCTGTGGCAGCAGGTAGCCTAGCTTTTGCTCAGGATAATAAAACAGTATCAGTATTTATCTTAATTACCGGTATACTGGGTAAGCTACTATCTAACCTGTTTGCTGCAAAGTGAAACTATCAGAGCATCTAGATTTATCTGAGGTTATAATATCCGAATCTGCTAAGCGTAACGGAATTAGTAATATGCCTACGCCAGAGCATATCGCTAACTTTATGCTTTTGGCAGAAAAGATATTTGAGCCAATTAGAGAGCATTTTGGAGTGCCTATTCGTATATCATCTGGGTATCGAAGTAAAGAGTTAAATGCTAAGATTGGTGGCGCATCTAGTAGTCAGCATTGTAAAGGTCAAGCGATTGATATAGATCAGGATGCAACCTCAATAACCAATAAGGAAGTGTTTGAGTACATCAAAGATAATTTACCATTTGATCAATTAATTTATGAGTTTGGCGATAGTAGTAATCCTGATTGGGTTCATGTTAGTTATGTACCTAAAGGCAGAGGACAGATTTTAAAAGCAGTAAAAATAAAAGGTCAAACAAAGTATTTACCTTATGCTTAAACATGAAATAATTAGGGGATACCTTTTAAGATTTCCTGACCATGCGGATTTGACAATGGCTAAAAAGATTTACGCTGATAATCCTTTGACATGGAGAAGCATAGAAACAATTAGAACGGCTATTAGGGCAATAAAAGGAAAAAAACATGGTAGAGAAAATTATTTAGATAAGTCCTTATTTGTTAAGCCAACATTTAACTACAATCCTTACAAACTGCCTGATTCTGAGGAAAAAATAAGAGAGCCTTATATATTACCATTGGCTAATAATAACATTCTATTAATCTCTGATTTACATATTCCATACCATAACATACAGGCAATAACTTTAGCTTTAAATTATGGCAAGGAGAATAAAGTAAATACGATTATAATTAACGGAGACTTAATGGACTTTTATCAAGTTTCACGATTTGAGAAAGACCCACAAAAAAGGTCTATTAAATTTGAGTTTGATTCTACAAAGGCATTTTTAGTCATTCTAAGAGAGGCATTCCCAAAAGCGCAGATTTATTGGCTAAAGGGAAACCATGATGTTAGGTACGAGCATTGGCTTATGGCTAAAGCACCAGAGGTGTTTGATGACCCTTACTATCAATTAGAAGAGAGGCTAAAGCTAAATGAACAAAGAATCCATCTGATAGGAGATAAGATTTTAGTAAAGGCAGGTAAGTTGCATATCCATCATGGGCATTTATTCTTTCGTGGTTTTATGGCTCCTGTCAATTCAGCGAGAGGTTTATATTTAAAAGCTAAGCAATCTACAATCTGCGGTCACGTTCATAAAATTGCCGAGCATACAGAAACTAACTTAGAAGCTGAGGTAACTACAACATGGACTACTGGATGCTTGTGCGAATTGTCACCAGATTATGCTCCTTTTGCAAATAACTACTCGCATGGCTTTGCGCATATTAAAGTAAATCAAAACAGAGATTATTCAGTTAAAAATTATCGTATTTATAAGGGTAAAATATTATAAAAATAATTTTTGTATCTTTGTGCTATGTATAAAGAAGAATTACAAGATTTAAAAATCAATCAGATCATTAAAGTATTTGAGAATCCTCAGGTATGGCGCAATAATGCAAGTAGATTGCATAAAGAAAGCACTAAATTATTCCATATTAAGAAAATGAAAGATCATACCATGATCATCCGTATATTGTAATATTATTGTTACAATAAAATATATTTTTTATTTTGTGAATTATTAAAATAACTTTTATATATTCGTTAAACCAAAAAAAAAGAAAATGAAAACAAAAACGTACCGTATCGTATTTCAAGACAAACAGAATAACGATCATTTTGAAAAGTCAATGCAGTTCTTTAATTTAAAGGATGCTAAGAAAGTTGCTAAGGAGTTATTAGCTAACCTTTGCGATAATTATGTAACTAAATTTAAAATCTACGCAAAATGACAACACTAAAAGAAATCAAAACAAAGTATCCTGACTGCTATTATGATGCGGACATGGATGCTATTTACTGGAATGGTCAGACAGTAGCTGAGGATGCTAAGGAGCTGATTGAGGATCATTACGAGGGGATGAAAACATGGACATCTGTTATTTCAGGAAATCCAGAAGATGAAACCATGCAGCCATGCTCAGGTGAAGATTACATTATTGCAGAATTAAACCACGATTATCATTACGCATTCGAAAATATATGAACTTACTAGAAAAATTAAACCCAGAGCATCTAGAGGTGCTAAAGGTTCAGCAAGAAAAATACCCTGCTACGATTAAAAATCTAATTGCAGAATTAGAAAATAATAACCATTTTTTGGATTTGACATACCAAAGCATCCTTAAATTATTTTTGCATTTAGATTTAAAAGATTATTCAGTAAATTCAGTAGAAAAATTATTTGACAATGTTAGCAGTTAGATCGACAGTATACCCTGACGGATTCAGAATCCTATGGGTAAGCGGAATGCCTAAGCATCCAGAGTTAGCAATGGATTCTCAGCTATATAACAGATGGGCAGTCTATGTTCATAACCTGGTCTTTAATATCAAAGGAGTTAATAAGATTAGATCTGGTGGCGTATGCTATTCAGATGGGCAGGAATCAGCTTTAAGGTTAGCAAAGGAGATACTATCATGATTGAAAATCGCATCTTCTGGGTGATCATGGCAGCCGTATCATTAGTCGTATTGGTATTTATTATTGAATTATTCATTATGTTTTATTTGTATTTATAAATTATTATTATAACTTTACAACAATGTCCACAATCATTAACCAAAAACACATAACGTATAGCCTGATAGGAGTGGACACCTTGACGGCATACGTTTTTTTATTATGGAAAAATCAGAAACCATTACAAGCCTAGCCAAAGCCTTAATAGACTTTCAGGGCAGAGTTCACAAGATTTCAAAGGATGCTAAAAATCCATTCTTTAAATCCAATTATGCATCGTTATCAAACATACAGGATGCAATTAGTAAACCATTAGTTGAGTCCGGTCTGGCTTACTCCCAGATGCCTAGCGGAGTCAATGGGTTAAGCACTATTTTAGTTCATGCCGAATCAGGCGAGTATTTAATGGAAACCTTTATTATGCCAGTCAGTAAGCCTAACGATCCTCAAGCCGTAGGCTCAGCGATTACCTATGCTAAGCGTTATGCTTTAGCCGGGGTATTAGGTCTGAATATAGATGATGATGATGACGGAAATAAGGCAGCTGAGGATTCCAGACCATGGCTAAATCCTAATACCGATAAATGGGAATCAGTTGTAAAAGCAATGAAAGAGGGTTACACTCTGGATGTGATCCTAAAAAAGTACAAGATTAGCAAAGAGAATGAAACTAAATTATTAAATCAATTAGAAATAGCACAATGATAAGCTCAAAAGATATGTTCTTTGACATGAGGTCAGAGGAAATGCAGACTATATATGCGCCTGGTTTCACTAAGAAACAGGCAGAGCAGACAGGAATAGATCTGATAGATAAAATGTTTACAGATGGCAATAAAACGCCTGTTCAATTCTTTTCTAACATTGCCCGGTTAAAGGCAGTAATTGATGCAGCTGATAGAGCCTTTAGGGATCGTGTAAACTTACCTGCCACCGATAGTTATAATGGAGTTACGTTTACTCCTAAAAGTGGCGCAGATAGCCTTAATTACGGTGAGGATGATATATGCGTATTGCTAGAGAATAAGTTAAAGAAAAGGCAGGAACTGTTAAAGACCGCTAGTAAAACTGATGAGATTATATTTGATGCTCAGGGTTGCGAAGTTCCAAAAGTGAGCAAGAAGTATAATAAACCATCAATCGTAATTACGTTTTAACAATAAAAAATATTATGGATAAAAAGAGGATTGCAAAAGCATTAGAGATAATAGTCGGGCATAATAAAAGTCCAGCGGATGTTAGCAGGAAAATGAAATTATCAATGCCACAAGTTTGCAGATGGATGACAAAGTATTGGTTTTATCAGAAACCAATTAACCCAGTAGTTATAAACTTAAAATCAAATGTATGAATTATAAAGAATTAAATGGTTATTCAATAAGACAAGGGTTTAATAAATTCAATGAAGAAAATCCTCATATTTTTAAAGCGTTTGAGGAACAAGCATTAAAGGCGATTAATAATGGAAGGACTAAGATCAGTTCAAAATTGATAATTAACTGGATTAGGTGGCATGAATTTTTACAAAGTTCAGATAAAAACTTTAGAATAAATGACGCATACCAGTCTTATTATGCAAGGTTCTTTATTGAAAAATATCCTCAGTATAATGATGTATTTGAGTTAAGAAAATTAAGGAATGAGGAGGAGGGGCAATATATGTCTATTGATGAAAATGGTCAAATTTCATTTCTTTAATTAATTTTTTATATATTTGAAATGTTAGCTGACATCGACAATAAGCTAATTAAAAAACATTTAACCCATAGGGAGGATTGGAGTCGATGCCATGATACCCTATGGGTTTTTTAATTTATAAAAGAAATGAAAAAGCACAATGGTTACAGATCCTGGAATGAATGGAATGTAAGTTTATGGATTAACAATGATGAAGCATTGTACAGACATGCATTAGAGCTTGTTAAAAATTTTACTTTAGATCAGGCTACAAAAATATTTATGCATCATCATTGGACAACTCCAGATGGTGCAGATTACAATCGTATTTGCGTTTACAATACCTTAAAAGAGTTGAAAAATGGATAAGCTGCAATGGTTTAAGTTTACAATTAGCGACTGGGTTATGGGCAAGATCATGCGATGCCCAGAGGTTACACAAGCTAGATTTATCTGGTTATGCTGCCAGTATTGGAATAAAGAATGTGTAATGAATTATGATGATGCAGAGATTGAGATTGAAAACGAGCATTTAACTATTTTATTGCAGAAAAGGATTATTTTATTAGATGCCGAAAAGATAAAAATTAAGTTTTTAGATAGTCAACTAATTAATATTTTAGAGGTTAGCAAAGGCAGAAGTATAGCTGCTAAAGCAAAATGGGATAAATTCTATGATCAAAAGAAAGATGCAAATGCTATGCAAACCTATGCAAATGCAGAGCAAATGGATGCAAGTGCTATGCAAAACGATGCAGATAAGATAAGAGTAGATAAGAAAAGAATATATATACCATTGCTTTCTGAAGTAGAGTTGTATTTTAAAGATAATGGCTATACTAAAGAATCAGCAGTAAAGGCTTTTAATTATTATGCAGAGAATAACTGGAAAGATAGCAGGAACAACCAGGTTAAGAATTGGAAGCAGAAAATGCAGGGAGTTTGGTTTAAAGAGGAAAACAAGATTAAAAACGAGCAACTACCTGCTCACCTAACCAGAGTATTAAATTGATACGCAAATTTAAAGACATCGCAGATAGCTTAGAGCTGATGCGAAATACAGGAAATCCATTAGGTGATCTTACAGGGTTTTACGGTCTGGATATGCTTTACACGATAAAGCAAGGATCTTTTACGTTTATACTAGCAGCTCCGCATCATGGTAAATCAGAGTTTGCATTTGAGTTAGCGTTTAACCAAGCTCATAAATACGGCAAAAAGGCGCTTATATACTCACCTGAAACAGGATCAGTAGAGGATATATATGCCGAGTTTATTCATAAGTATACTGGCAGACCGTTTTATAAGTCTATACCGGGATCCGTAGAGGATAAAGAATATTACGAGGCTATAAATTACATAGATGAATATTTTAACGTAGTGGATTCAGATGATAAAAGCTATACGATACCAGAGATAATGAAACTGGTAACGGATGAAAAGATAATCATAACAGATCCTTACAATGAATTAAAACACGAAATGAGCGATTATAATGGGAGACAGGATTTATATATAGAAGATATTATTGGCGAGATCAGGCGGTATTGCAAGAAGTATAAAAAGCATTGGATTATTACCTTGCATCCTGCAGCTCAGCAACCGCAAAAAGATGATAAAGGGAATACATATTACGGTATGCCTATGGCTAGAGAAGCAGCCGGAGGTCAGGCATTGTTACGCAAGGCAATGACATGGATAAATATGTGGCGACCGCCTCAGGGTATGAATGACCAGAATGGGCAACCTTATGGCGATAACATCGTGCTGATTAAAGTTGAAAAGGCTAAGCCAAAAGGCGTAGCAGTTAAAGGCGAAATGATTTTACAGTTTGACTGGAAGCGAAACAGATATTTTGAATTTCCTAAATTATATGCATATGATCATGAAAAGTAGAGAGCAAATGGAGCTAGAGGCTGAGGCTTATGCCTTACACTACCAAGATAAAATAAAGACTTCTGAGACACTTTTAATGTTTGCTGGTATATTATGTCACATAGAGGGTGATGTACTCTTATATCGTCTTAAAAGTGGCTTAAATGACAAGATACAGGAAGTGATTGATAGGAACGAAGAATTAAAACAGATTTACGATCATTTTTATAGTATGTCAGAGCAGATCGAACAATATAAAATAATGCTGCATAAAAACAATAGCCGGATGTTAGCTATGGAATTAGAAAACGAAAAATTAAATAAGCTATTAAACAATTATCAGGAATGGAACTAAAATATAAAAACATAAAAACAATAGTAAACGGAATAACCTTTGACAGTAAAAAGGAAGCCGGGTACTATGGCATTCTTAGACTTAAAGAAAAGGCTAGGTTAATACAAAGGTTTGAGATGCAGGTTAGGTATGATCTGGTTGTAAATGGCGTTAATATAGGATTTTATAAGGCTGATTTTGTTACCTATAAAAATGGTAAGCCTCTGGAGGTTATAGATGTAAAGTCTGAAATGACAAAGAAATTACCGGTATATAGATTAAAAAAGAAATTGCTCAAAGCGATTTATGGAATTGATATTGTAGAAATTTAATACATTTGATAAAAAACAGGCAAAGACCAGGCAAACAGATTATGCCTGATGGCATAGAAAATTATGGAAATAGTAAAGATCTCAGCTATAAAGGCAAACAGTAAAAATCCTAGACAGATTAAGGATGATAAGTTTAAAAAGTTAGTGCAGTCAATTAGGGACTTCCCGGATATGCTAAATAAAAGACCGCTTATCTGTTTTACTGATGTTGATAAAAAGTATGTTGTGCTAGGTGGTAATATGAGATTAAAAGCAGCTCAGGAAGTAGGATTAAAAGAAATGCCGATAATATTGGCTGATGACTGGACTCAAGAGCAAAAGGATGAGTTTTTAATTAAAGATAACGTAGGCTTTGGTGAATGGGACTGGGATCAGTTGGCAAATGAATGGGATGTTGATAAATTAGATGAGTGGGGATTAGATGTTCCTAACTTTGATACAAAAGTATTAGAAGCTGAAGAAGATGACTTTGATACTACGCCTCCTGAAATACCTATTACTGTATTAGGTGATTTATATGATATAGGTGAGCATAGGTTGCTTTGTGGTGATAGTACGGATTCAGATCAGGTAGCAAAGTTAATGAGTGGGCAAAAGGCGGATATGGTATTTACTGATCCTCCTTATGGTATTGGATTTGAATATAATTCTCATAAAGATAAAAAAGGAGATGAGTATTTAAAATTTTGTGATGAATGGTTTAATAACTTAAAAATAGTATCAGATTTTATATTTATCTCAACTGGATGGGCATATCAAAAATTTTGGTGGAATAAAAATCCAAAAGATTGTTTTTATTGGCTAAGTAAAAATAAAAGAACAGGCGGAAGTGTTAGCCATTTTAGAAAAGTAGAGCCATTGTTTATATGGGGTAAACCAAAGAATAGATATAATTTTGATTTTTTTGAACAAGTAACAGAAATAATAAATGATTTAAAAGGATTACATAGTTGCCCAAAACCTATTACTTTAATATCTGATATTATTAAAGCAGTAAATGAAAAAGATTTAATTTGTGATATATTTTTAGGGTCTGGAACTACAATGGTAGCTGCACATCAAATTAAACGTAAATGTTACGGAATGGAGTTAGATCCTAAATACTGCGATGTTATAGTAAATAGAATGATAGCCTTAGATCCAATTATAGAAATTAAATTAAACGGAAAGCCATTTGAAAAAGCACACTAAATTATATTTAACGTACTTTGTTTTTGATGAATCTGATTTTATACCATGCGAGATATGCAAGGCTCAGGCAATAGATATTCATCATATCGAATGCAGAGGAATGGGAGGCACTAAAGAGCCTGAAAATATAGATAACTTACAAGCGTTATGCAGATCATGCCATGTTAAGTATGGCGATAAAAAAGAATACAAAGAGTTTTTAAAGGATATTCATTATGATTACAAGCACGGCAGAATCTCTTAAAAGAGGTTTAAATACTCAATTTAAAAAGGGAGTTTCCGGGAACCTAAAAGGCAGAACTAAAATAATACCTCAGCTAGATGTTTTACTGGCTGATGTTCTAGGTGAGGAAAAGGATGGAATAGAAGCAGCAAAAGCTATCCTGATGGCTCTAAGGGCAAAGGCAGTTAAAGGCGATGTTAGAGCTGCTGAAGTATTGCTAGACAGAGCCTATGGCAAAGCATCGCAAAGTTTAACAATGACAGGCGATTTTAGCTTTAAAGTACCTGCGCCAGTTGTTTATAATACCGCTCCGCCTCTGGCTCATTCAGAGAACGAAATAGAAGATGTTTAACTGTTCGCCTTTATTTTATAACATCTATGAGTCAAAAGAAAAGGTACTAATAAATCAAGGTGGAACTGCCTCGAGCAAAACCTACTCCATTATGCAACTGCTATTCTATAAAGCAGTCACAGAGCAGAGGTCAGTCATAACAGTAGCCGGTGAATCATTACCTAATTTAAGAAAAGGTGCTTACCGAGATGCTGAAAATATCTTTGCAGATAATGTATACTTGCAATCTCAACTAAAGTTCTGGAATAAGACTGAGCGAATTATCTACTTTAAAAACGGATCTTTAATAGAGTTTGTATCATTTGAGAATGAGCAATCAGCAAAGAATGGTAAGCGTGACTACCTTTTCGTAAATGAGGCTAATGGTATAAGCTACCAGATTTACTGGCAGTTAGCGATAAGGACTAAGAATCAAATCTACATAGACTACAACCCTACTAATGAATTTTGGGCGCATACTAAACTAATCGGTCAGCCAGATACAAAGCTGATCATATCAGACCATAGGCATAATCCATTCCTATCAGATCAGGACCATGAAAGAATAGAGGCTATCAAAGACTTAGACTTAGAACTTTGGCGAGTATATGCTAGAGGCATGACGGGTAAGATTGAGGGTGTTATATTCCGTAACTGGGCAATATGTGAAAAAATACCAGAGGATGCTGAGCTGATAAGCTATGGTATTGACTTTGGCTTTACTAACGATCCGACAGGCATAATAGAGGTTTATAAGTCTGGTGGCGAGTTATGGGTAAATGAAATGTGTTATGAAACCAGACTAACTAACATGGATATTTGCAGGAAGCTCAGAGATTTTGGCGTGACAGAGAATCAGGAAATCATTGCTGATTCGGCCGAGCCTAAATCAATACAAGAAATTTATGCTGAGGGATTTAACATTCATGGCGCAATGAAAGGACCAGACTCGATAAAGCAAGGTATTGACATCCTTAAAAGATATAAAATAAATATTACCGCAAATAGCCATAACTTTAAAAAGGAATTATTTAGTTACATTTGGAAAAAAGATAAGACAGGCAGGATGCTTAATGAGCCTATTGATGCTTTTAACCACTTAATAGATCCGTTACGTTACGTGGCTTTAAATAAGTTAGCATCTAAGATTAAACAAGAATATTCATTTGATTGGAACTAAAATGAGCGTATTTTCTAAAATATTCAAAGCTGATATAGAAAAGGCAGCTACAACTCAGTTAGAGGCGTTGATGCCTGGACTTCAGCAACAAATAACTGCAAACCTATATAACCAGAATGTATTTGGTTGGATTGGCAATAATCAGGTTATAGTTGACTTTGAGGACAAAGTAAAGTTTGTTGACGAGGGATTTAAGAAGAACGCTGATATTTATACCTGTATTGATATAATCTCAAAGAAGATAGCGGAATGCGCTTATTGCCTATACGAAGTTAAAGAGGGCGTAACTAAAAAGGATCTAAAGGTATTTCAGAATATGTCTATGGCTGAGGGTGCTACTGCTAAGATGAGAACTTTGCAGTTAAAAGAGCAAATGTTTAATCAGGTAGAAAGCAATCCTATTCTGGACTTACTAGCAAAGCCTAATCCTCAGCAGACTTATGAGGAGTGGATGACTGATCTTGCAGGATTTTTCTTATGTACTGGCGATGGATATATATTTGGCAATGGCAAGGACCCTGATATGACTGCAAAACAAATATGGTCACAACTTTACTCTTTGCCTAGCCAGTTTATAGAGATTATCTCAGGCGGTATGTTTGAGCCTATTAAAGGTTATCAGATGCGCTCTGTTTATATGACCGAAATTCCTATACCTGCTCACCAAGTTGTGCATTTTAAATCCTTTAATCCTGACTTTACGCTGACAGGTGCGCAATTATACGGACAGTCACCTATCAAAGCTATTTATAGAAATGTACTAAAAGAAAATGAGGGCGATAACGAATTACTAAAGCAGATACGCAATGGTGGTGCTTATGGTTTTATCTCACCAGATGGACCGGGTGCATCGCTGACTAAGGATCAGATGAATGTTCTAAAAGAAAAGTTTGTTGAGGCTAAGCGTGGTGAAACCTTAATGGATCGTATATTTCCAAGCTCTGGTCCTTTAAAATGGACTCAGATAGGAATGCCATCTACTGATCTGCAACTAATCGAATCGCTTAACATTGATACAAGAAAAATATATGCAGCGTTCCACGTGCCTATACAGTTCTCTGGTAGTGAAGCCGCATCTACGGATAATAACATGGGTTGGGCATCGAAGCAGTTAATCTATAATGCAACTGCTCCACTATCTCGCAAAATCAGGGATGCAATCAATAAGTTTGTCTGTGAGCCATACGCTAAAGTTTATGGAAAGCAATATTACTTTGACTTTGATTTTAGCTCTTATCCTGAAATGCAGGAAGATATGGAAATGCTAACCTCATGGTTAGCTAACTCCTATTGGATAACTCCAGACGAAAAACGTATTGCACAAGGCTATGACAAGATAAGTTCAGTAGATATGGGCAAAATATACGTTCCGGCTAACTTAGTACCTATTGAGGAATTATCTTTAGATGCGGCTTATAACAATGCAACCATAAATGGCAAGTAGTGTTAAATACCATAAGACCTATTTAAGGCTACATAAAGAGTATGAGGCTTATGCTTACCCTATTATTAAAAAGGCTTTAGATGACCAGACAGGCGCAGTAGCTGACTTTGTAAATGAAGATACGTTTGATAACATTGAGTTATACATTCAGTTTCTAGTGCAGCAAAAACCTTTGTATAACGGATTAGAAAAGATATATACTAAGGTTGGCGTATCAGCAGCTACATTCTCTTATGACTGGATTCGTAATTCAGTACCTAAAACCAAAAAGGATTTTATTATAGATTTCTTTAATGCTGCATGGTATGAGGAAATGGTAAACTACTTTAGGCTAATAGGAGGTACTAAAGTTCAGGGAATAGATAATACAACTAAGGATATTATTAACAACTTATTAGCTAATATTTTAGGGCAAAATTTAAGCCGTAGAGATCAAGCAAAGCTATTTGAGGAAACGCTAAATGATCCTGCATTTAACAGAGCAAGGTCTTTGGTAATTGCTAGGACTGAATCTACAACTGCTGCAAATCATGGAATAAATGAGGGTGCTAGGAGTTCTGATTACGAGGTTCAAAAGTTCTGGATTAATACAAAGGATAAGCGTACAAGACTTTCGCACCTAGCAATGACTCAGGATCGAATAGGATTAAATCAGCCTTTTACGCTTAGAAATCCTAAAACTAATGTAGTTACTGAAATGATGTATCCTGGCGATGTTGGTACTGCTCTAAATAAAATACCTGCTGCTGAGGTTGTTAATTGCCGATGCGTTATGGCAACTGAAGCGATTAAGGATGCTGATGGTTTGCCGATATTAAAACCGAGAACGCCTGAGTATTTAAGAAAAGCTAAAACCTATACAGATTATCCAGAAGCTGCGGTAAATAATGCTAAACGTGCCTTAAAATGGGTTGAAGCAAACGGATGGGGTGAATGTGGAACGCCTGTGGGCAAAGCTAGAGCCAGACAGTTAGCAAACAGAGAACCTTTGTCAAGAGATACGATTGCTAGAATGGCATCATTTAAAAGACATCAGCAACATGCCGACGTACCTTATACAGAGGGTTGCGGTGGTTTAATGTGGGATGCATGGGGCGGAACGGCAGGAGTTGAATGGGCGATAAGAAAATTAAAAGAAATTGATAACGATTAGTATATTTACATAAATTTTTTAATCATGAAAGGATTACTAGAATACAAGAATTACAATGCCGAGATAAAAGACATGGATTCTGAAAGGATGACTGTCACAGGATATTTTGCTAGTTTTGGAAATACGGATTATGATGAAGATATTATCATGCCGGGCGCAGCGACTAAGACAATCGCAGAACGTGGTCCTATGGGATCAAATGAGATATTCTTTTTAAATCAGCATAACTACGCTCAGCCTCATGGTAAGCCGATGGTTTTAGAAGCGCAAGAACGAGGTATATACTTTGAGAGTAAAATAGCACCTACAAGCTACGGCAGAGATGCTATGATTCTTTATGCAGAGGGTATTGTTGTTCAGCATTCGATTGGTTTTTCAACTATTAAATCAGACTACGATCAAAAGACAGGAATTAGAATGATTAAAGAAATTAAGTTATACGAGGGATCGAATGTTACTCTGGGTGCTAATCCAGAAACTCCATTCATGGGATTTAAGTCCTTAACAATGGCAGAGATCAATGATCAGATAAGTAAAATGATTAAGCTATTAAAAGATGGTAGCTTGACAGACGAAGGCTTTGGCAGGTTGGAAATAGCATTAAAGCAATTTCAATTAGAGGCTTTCAATTTAGGTAAAAATTCACTATCGGATGCAGAGCCGACAATAGTCACTCCAGTAAAAGATGAGCCGAATATATTAACAGAATTAATAAAACATTTAGAAAAGTAAAAATGGAAAATTTAGAAGTAAAGGCTCAGGAGTTGCTAGATGCAAACAAAGCTAAAACATTAGATGAGGCAAAGACCATCATCGCAAACGCAATCAGCGAAGCTACTAAAGCAGTTGATGCAAAATTAGAAGATGCAGTAAAATCTGCAAATGTTAGAATTGATGAAATGGACAAAGCATTGATTGAAGCCAAATCAGAAAACAACAGAATCAAAATGGATGCACAAGATAAAGAGCCAGTTTCTTTTAATCAGGCATTTGCTACTGCAATGGATGAAAACTCTGATAACTTAGAAAAATTTAAGAGAAAAGAAATAAAGCAGTTTGCAATGGAATTGAAAACAGTTGGTGATATGTCATTGGCTAACATTACTAACCTTGCTGCTGCAAACGTGCAGATGCTACCAGGTATCATTCCTGCTGCGCCACGTAAGTTACACATCCGCCAATTACTTCCAACTGGAGTAATGACTACATCATCTGTTCACTATTTGCAAGAAACAGGTTCTGAGGGATCAGTTGCAGCATGGGCAGATAATTCAGGTACAAAATCTCAAATTGATTATGATTTGACTGAAAAGGCTGCTGATAGTCAATTTATCGCAGGTTACTTGCGTATTACTCGCAAGGCTTTAGATGATATATCAGCAATGAGATCTTATCTTCAATCTCGCTTACTAGAGCAGTACTTAGATGCTGAGGATAATCAATTGCTTAATGGTTCTGGAGTTTCGCCAAATCTAGGTGGTTTAATTACCAACGCTGAGGCTTACTCAGGATTCCGTACCATTCAGGTTGAAAAGTTGTTAGATTCAGTTGCTCAAATTGAGGCAAACAATCATTCTGCTAATGGTATTCTTTTAAGCCCAGAGCAGTTTTACGCTTTGATGCTTACTAGAGGAACTACAAATACTTACACTCTACCGGGCGGAGTTGCAGTTGACTTAGTTAATGGTCAAATGTTTATTTCTGGAGTTCCTATCTTCAAGTCTACTGCAATTAGTGATTCTAAGTATTTAGTTGGTGACTGGTCAAAAGGTGCGCAATTATTTGTACGTGAGAATCCTATTGTTCGATTCTTTGAAGAAGATGGTACAAACGTAAGAGAGAACAAGATTACAGTTCGTGTTGAGGGTAGAATTGCATTGCCAATATACTACACTAATGCATTCGTGACTGGATCTCTAAACGCTAATCCAAGCTAGTTTTTTTGGTTTAATGGGAAAAGCCTGTCGAGAAATTGGCAGGTTTTTTTTATTTTTTTATGTTATATAAATAATTAACTTTGCTTTATGTTTAAAGCCAATTTTATAGGTCAAGCAGGATTATACAAGAATCAGGAGTATGTTATCTGTATTGGCGTTATAAATGGTTGGATTCATGTCCGCAGGAAATGCGGGGCAGGTCGAATAAATTACCCATCAATATTAGACTTCCTAAGAGATTGGGATAATATCCGTAAAATATGAGAATTTTCCATCTAGGTTTAATGGTAGCACCTCCGCCAAATGATTCAGCGCGTAAAGCCTTTAAGGCTAACTGTACTGATTATATAGAGTTATCAACAGGGGCAAAGGATGTAAACCAAGAAGCGATTAGAATAGCCAGAGAGTTTCAGCCTGATATTATCTTTATGCAGATACAAAGTCCTAACATAATTCACATAGAAACTGTTAAGGCGATGCGTGAAACAGGCGCATGGATTTGTAATTGGAACGGCGATATAAGAGATGAAACGCCAGGATGGATGATTGACATGGCGCCTCATATAGATAAGACTTTGTTTTCTAATATGCGAGATGTTAAGAACGTAGCAAACGGCGGATATTTAGAGATAGGTTATGATCCTGAAATATACAAGCCAGACGGCGAGATTGGTAATTGCAGAGAGATTTCTTTTTTTGGTAATAATTACGGAGGCGATAAGTTTCCTTTAAGCAGGTTGCGAATAGACATGAATACAATGCTACATAAACACTTTGGCGATAAGTACGGCGTTTACGGAAACAACTGGTTTAATGTAGCCGGTAACTATAACCATTCACAGGCTGAGGAATCAAAAGCATACAGAGCTACTAAGATAGCCATTAACCTAAGCCACTATGAGGAAGATTCATATAGTTCAGATAGGATATACAGAATATTAGGCTCTGGAGCGTTTTGTCTATGCAAGGCTTATCCAAATATGCCTTTTATAGATCATGTTCACGTTAGGACATGGAATAGTCTATATGATTTAATGGTATTGCTAAGATACTATCTAGATGACCATAAAGAGGAACGGGATCTAATAGCAAAGCAAGGCAATGAGTTTGTAAAGGCAAATTATACATTTGATAAAATGGTAAAGAATTTAATTGGTATATATGAAAGCAAGTAAGTTAGTATTACGTGAAACTATATTAACAGAAGAATTGTTATTAAAGTTTGGTTTTGAGAAATGGGATATTAAAGGTGAATGGGTATTTGAAAAAGTAATATTTAAAGATTTTGACATAGAGCAAAAAATGATTATTTGTTATTCAGGAACATGCAGTTTAGAAGAAAAAGAAAACTATCCAGATGTTGATGTTCAGCAATTTATTGTTAGACAGGACATTAAATACGTTCACCAACTCCAAAACCTATATTTTGCATTAACTGGTAAAGAATTAGAATATGAGCAAAATTAAAGTTTTAGGATTTATGACTATACACTACGCAGGTGACTACTTGCGTGAGGCTCTTATGTCGGTTGTAGATCATGTAGATAAAATGGTTATTGCTTATAGTAAAGAAGCATCGCAAGGTCATCAAACGCTATTAGATTGTCCAGATTCAGAGGGTTACATCTTTAGTATTTGTGAAAGTGTTTTAAAAGATAAATTAATCTGGGACAGGGCAGACAGATACGGAGCTGAAAGTGAACATAGATCAGTCAAATATAAATACTCTGAGGGTTATGATCTTGTGCTGACAGTAGATTCGGATGAGGTTTATAAATCAGATGAATTAAAAGCATCTTTTGAGTATGCTTATTGGGGCGTCGATAGGTTTTATGGCATAGATGGATTTGTAAACTTTTGGCGATCTTTTGATTATGCTTGTTATGATGGCTTTAGACCGATACGATTAGAAAACCTACATAGAAAAGAACATACTCAGGACTTAAACTTAAAGCAGACTATTTATCATTTTAGCACCTGTCAGCCAGAGCCAATAATGAGATATAAGTATAATGTTTTCGGTCATGCTCACGAGGTTAGAAAAGACTGGTTAAATGATATTTTTTACA